TTTGCTTCCTTTACTTCATGATGACTCTTACCACATTTTTTACATGGGTCTTGACCACAATCACAGTCACATGATTCTTTAGATTCTTTTTGAACCTTTATAATTGGGTTCTGATCATTATCAAATTGTGCTTCATTACTTGCCAATTCATACTTATCAAAGTATTGAACTTTACAACCAGGATATACCTTAACTACTTCATCTTGAACATCCTTTCTCGTTGGCTTAGTTGCTTGAGGGAAGAACATCTTAATGTTATACATCCTACCTCTCCAATTCACACCAACCATCATGAGATTACCGAATTCTGATGGTAGTCTTACACCTTCATCAATTGTCATTTGGAGTTCCTCCAGTCCTAGTTTGCGATCTATCTCTTTAGAGATGTCTTGTCTTTCTTTTGCTTTTGCTTTTGACTTTGCTATTGAAGCAGCACGTTTTGCAAATTGTTGTTTAACAGAAGACTGTGCCTTCTGAGCAGATTGAACAGTAGCAGCAGAATTAGACTTTTGCTTCTGAACATTCATCTGTCTCTTATCATCAAGAGTTTCATTGACATCTACATTACCTTTGGTATTTGTAGATTTATGAATTGTCTTATGTCTATGATCTCTTGCTGACTTAGTTGCTTTGAGTTCCTTTTTTGCTTGAGCATAAGTATCCTCTTCACCAATCCATTCATCAGCAGCATGCATTTTAGGCATGAAATCTTCTGGTCGGATTAGATCAATAATCTCAGCAAACTTCTTACCATCAGCGGTATGAAGTACTACGTTCTCAGTGCTCATTCCACCTGGATCAATTGCTTGATCTCCACCATTCTCTTGATCACCTTCAGGGTCATCTGGTACAAGACGACCTTTAGAGTTCATATGTGAACCGCTAGGAATCTTCTTACACTTTTTATCAGTATAACAATAATACTGACCCTTCCCACATGATTTATTCATATGAGCTTCTTCAATCTCAGTGATGATTAAATCTACTATTCTTATCCCCTCAATCTGTGGATTGGGAGGTAATTCAATTTTAGACTTCAGTTTGCTTTTCGCCACAGAAACTTCATTAGGATTAGACGATTTAGTCATATTCCTAATTTTAGACTGTTTAGAAGCAGCTTTATGAGATTTGTTGTTAATAGCAAAACTCGTCATTTTAAACGCAGTTTTTTTCTATTTATCTTCTTGCTCAGTTCTATTTTTCTTTAGCAACTTAGATAGTTCTGCTGTTGACCCAAAGAACATTGCATTAGTAACATTAGTTGGACCTTTAGTATTGTCTTCTTCTACTTCTTTAATCTTCTTCTGGAGATCCATTAACTTATCTGTGGTATCTGCAACAGATTTAATAAGTTGTCCTACAACTTCAAATGCTCTTGCCTGACCTTGATCTACAGCAATCTCCAAAGCACTATCAAGTGCTTCTTGGCCCTTCTCTATAATACTGTAAAGATTACCACGAGTATACTCATAATCTTTATCAATATCAATCTCTTTTGACTTTGAGACTTTATCAGGTTTCTTAGGTTCTTTTACTACTTCAGACTCTACAGGTGTAATATCAAAAGTATCATTTAGATCTTCAAATTTGTCTTTCATGATTAGTTTCCATCAAATCCAAAATCATCACCTGCTTCTATTAAATCATTATCAGCAGACGTTATTCCCTTAACATCACTACCACGAACATGTTCAATAGCAGTTGTATTATAAGAAGCACGTTTTACATTTAACTTATTGCCAGCAATAGATTCAATGTACATTGTTTCACTATTAATATCAATAAAGGTATTTGCTGCTAATCCTGCAGGATCATCTACTGGGATAACAGTAGAACCTGCAAGAACATCTTCTGCTAGATTGGCAATAACATCTCCAGTGTAATTCTTCGTAGCAACTGGTGTAGCATACGCAATCTGACGACCTGAACCATATGCTGCACTTCTTTCTCCAGGTGTAATACCAATAGATACCTTCTTGATAAGATCTTTTGGTGCAACTGGAACTGGTCCGAATAGGTATGTCTTAGCAGTAAAGTTTAATGTATACAATAAAACTCTTCTTGAGGTATAGTCTCCTTCATAATTATCTTCAAAACCAACATTCTCTAAAGTAATTGGTATATCTTTCTTCTCTCCAATACTCTCTACTAAGTCAATAGTAACTGTATAATTTGGTTGAAAATATGGAAGTATCTGTTCTACAATCTGTAAAGCATCATCATTCAAAAGAGTCATTATATTTAACTCAAATGTCATATTGTAAGGAACTGGCATGTAGACCTTACGAACATCCTTTTTATCAGTTTTAATAGAAGTAGTAAATGTTTGAGTAGCACCTAATTTCCTACTAGTATCATATTCAATACCAGTAAACTCAAAGGACATCCTAGGCAAACTCATAGATACTGGTTTGTTCAGATCTGGTTGCTGTTCAATCCTTGCTAAAAACTTTTGAGTTGGCCCATATGCTAAAGGAACCTTAATAATAGCAGATGGATCATTGTCAGCACCATCTCTATGGATAGTGATCCCATTAAATAGGGTTCCAAAAGCAATTACAGTTTTTCTAAAAATTTGATGGTAAAAATGATCAAACATAATTATACATTTCCAAATGGATTACTTTCACTAAAGTCTAAAAGATTATCTGCTTCAGACTCTATAGTAGTATTTTGAGCAAATCCAGAATCTGGATTATCGTCACTATTTAGATCACTTATAGCGAACTTAGTTCCAGTCTCTTGTCCAACAAGATATTCACCCTTCACAAAGGTTCCAACAATCTGACCTACTCGCAACTCTCTAGTTACAGCATTCCAAGTCTTAACTTGAGCAGTTGCACTACTTGCTGTACCAACTATATCTTCTCCTCTATTAAATGTACCAGTTCCTCCAGTCTGTACTGGTGGTGCAATTAATATCTCTGGAGTGTCAGTATACCATCCACCACAAGACTCGTAAACAAGTGCTGTAACAGAACCTGCAGCAGATACAACAGCATGCACTACCGCTGGTATAGTTGTACTACCAATACCACTATATCCATCAGGTGCAAATGCTACCGTTGGTATTCCAATATATCCACCACCACCATTAGTGATAGTAATAATACCACAAACACCATCAGCAATATTTGCTACACCATATGCTCCACCTCCAGTTTCAGTCATGAAACCAACTCTAGGTGCAACAGTATATCCAGAACCTGGATTTGTTAGATCAACTGCTTGAACTCTTGATAGATCTTCATTTGGTTCACAGAAATCTACAAGTCCTGTAATCATTGATGCAATACCAACTGCGGTTTGTCCTCCTATAGGAGCAGAAGAGAATGCAACTTGAGGTGGTTGAATGTATCCAGAACCTCTTCTAGATACCATAATATTGCGAACACCACCATCAACTAAGGTTGTTACCGCAGTTGCTTGTGTTGCTATTCCAGCAAGAGTAAAGGATTGAATATAACCCTCTTCTTCCACATTATCATCAATAAAGTCGATTCCAGTATCTACTTCTTCATCGTTGTATATGAATAGTTCACATCTCAATTCATAAACATAATTCTTCTTTAATTGGTAGAATGGTTTTTCATGCTCAACATACTTAATCTCAAACAATCTATCACCTAATGGGAAGTATATTAGATCACCTTCTTTTGGTCTAGATGCTAACTTAACTCCCTTTAATGGTTCTATACGTTTTTGTATTTCTTCTTCATATCTCTCTCTAGAGATAATCAATGTTAGATCATCTAACTCTTGAACACCAAACTTAGATAGAAGTGTTCCTGCTCCAGAGTATCCATCAAAAGTCTCAACATATCCCTCTATAGGAATAGCATTGGCAAAGTTTGATCTAGAAACTTCTTCCATGACAGACTTCTCATTACCAAAAATTCTTGGTATGTAATAAACTTCCACACCAAACATCTTCAATTGTTCATTTATTAAATCCTGAACAAGATTCTGTTCACCTTTAGATCCGTGTAGGAAAAATGGGTTAAGTGCCATGATCTTAACCTATCATATCTAGTGGTGGCAATTCGTGTGTAGAAGACATCTTTTCAATGATAGCATCTATTTCTTTTTGCCCATCATCTTGTATTTGTCTTCCATTCATCTCAATACCACCTGGTAATTTGACTCCTTGGAACTTACTTAAGTTAATACCCCATTGCTTCTTAATAAGAGCAGTTAAATAAGGTTTTAAAAATCTATCATTCCAAATCTGATCAGAAGTAGCGGGATCAAGTGCCCTATAACAATCTAGAATTAGATAGTTACCTGCAACCTGTGTTCTCCAATCAATATCAAGAAATAACTTATCTTCTCTTTGATTATATCGTATTTGCTTTTGTGTTGATAATAACCAATCTAAATCTTCCAGATAACTCTTTGTCATAGAGTAAGTCAATAATTCAGTTGATCCCAAATAGTAAATGTCATTCAAGAATAACTGATATTTAATACTGAACATTCCAGCAGAAAGTCCACCACCACCTTCAAATTTAAATACTTTTGATACACCCATAACTGAGGGTGGAACTTTTATAAAATTACCATTCTCATACCAATTAAAAGTTACATTCCCTTGACCAGGAATATTCTCTGTTACAGAAGTTGTAGCAATACCTACTTTACCTCCTTCATGTGGATACTGAACAGTACCCCTGTCTATATCATCTTGAGTTATTTTATACTTCAAGAATGCTTGAGTAGTACCATCAAAATGACGTTCATGGAATAATTGGATAGCATCATCCACCAGATCGTCAATCTGTTCTTCTGCAACATTGATCTCCAATACAGGAGAACCAAGTTGTCTCTTACAATAATCTACTAATCCTTGACGAGTGGTTGGTTTTGCCATCTTACTTATCTAAAATTTGTCTTAACATAGATTTAATATCACCTAGATCAGACTTAAGATCTTGAACCTCATCTTCAAGATCTTTTACCTTATCAATCTCTCTTGATTTTGCTCTTTTCAAAGCAATATACTGTTCATGTCCTTTTTTATCGTTATTGATAATGGCATTGGTCGTAGTATCTCTTACGAGATAACTATGACCTTCAACCTTTAAAAAACGTGGATTGTACATAATTATGCTAATGCGATTGCTCTTAAATCACGTATCCTTGGTGGATATGCTTGATCTGTTCCAGTTCCAACAATCTTAACACTGAAGTATCTAAACTCAGGAAGATCGTCGATACTAAACTCATAATCCGTGAATGGAAGATCATCACTACCATGAGCAAGAACATCCGTCTTAGGAATCTTCTTATCAGGTAGTCCACTGTTCTTAGCAATATCTTTGATTGCACCATTGACATCCAAATTATCATATCCAGGGAATGGATAGTAAATTGGGTCAGATTCTAGATCATTTGATATTGAATAGAAGCATCTCAGATCACTAGATGTATTAGTATAAGCTGCCATTAAGACTTTAATCGAAGTAGCAGAATTTTCTAATTGAATCGGTTTGTTAGCATAGATAAACGCTGTTGGATCTTCAACAACTGTTGATGCTCTAGAATCACCAGCATAATCGGTAATTGGAGCATTAACTCTGTTACTAATAAGAACCATACCAACTCTATCCAAGTCAATGACTGGAGAGATATCACTATCTGAGGTGGATAATGTAAAGGTTACTTCCATAGACTTATTACCAGGACGACTATCTAAACGCTCAAGTTCATTGACTCGTGAGGCAATCATTCTTGGTGCATCAAGGAAAGTATCTTCTTCAATATTAATTGAAGTTGCTTCAGTCTCAATAAAGGACTGTTCAACACCATCAATACTTGTGGCAGTAGTATTCTTCATCTCTGCCTTAATGGTGGTATCTGGTAATACCATTGTCTGAATAACAGGTCTTACTCCTTCAAACTGAATGTTCTGAGTTGCATGCATCTCAGCACCACCAGCAGACTTAGACTCATTGATAAACAATTTAGAGAATCCAATTCCAGTACTACGATCTGTTCCATCAAGAGATGGATTGATCTTAATGTAGTAAGAATCAAGAGTAATAGATCTTGTAGGAGTTGCATCTTGAAGATCATGTGTCTTGTTGACACGTCTCAAGGAGATTCCATTAATCTCATACTTCTCAACTGGTGTTCTAGATGGATAAGTAAATGGAGTTGTTTGATCAATAGATCTTGTAATTCCAGTTAACTGACCAGCAGCAATTCCAGTATATGAGATAATTTCATCATTAACCTTAACGTATCCAGGGTTAGTAGCAGCAACACCAACATTCTCAAATGTTTCAAATCCTGCAGTATTAGCAATACCAATAGCAGAAGAACTAGAGTTTGTATACTCTGCTGACAGAGTAGTTAACTTAGTATCAGACTGTACATCAGCAATAATCACTTTGTTAGTGTCTTGATGCATACCGTGGTTCTTATGGTTCACTTTAATATGCATACCATCTTCTTCTAAACTGTTTAGTGCATAATCACTAATGTTTACATCAGAACCAAATCCAACGGATACCATAGTGGTAATTCCTGTAGAAGGACTGATATATTGAAGTGGTTTTGTAGCACTGATTTCAAAGTCACCTTGAATATCATCTAGAATTAATTCATTAATTCCAGTAACTGAACCTAACGACAGTTGCATATTTCTACCCAACTGATCATTACCAATTATAGGTACTGATAAAACATCGCCAACTTGGTATCCAGATCCACCAGCATTAATGGTTGCAGCAATAGCAACACCATTTACGCCACCAGATGTACCAACTGTAATGTCGGCAGTTGCGTTTTTACCAATTCCACTGAAGGAGTCTAGAGATACACCAGTAAAGGTAAACTGATTACCATCTGTCGGTGTATAACCGATACCTGCATTAATAATACTTAGATCACCAGCAGCAGAACCACCAGCACCAACATAATTTGCAGATGCATTGGCATTCTTTTGAATAACTGTATTTCCAAGAACTAAACCACTAGTGTTTACAAGATCATCTGTTGTTACAATAAGTTTCTTAGAATTAAATTCTAGAGAATCTTTAACCAAAGTAGCAATCTGGTTATTACCTTTTGCTAGTTCTGGGTTGTAGAATGATATTGTTCCAGAGTTTGAAGTAAAGTCAGCACTGTAAAGACTAAACTTAAGATCTTCATACTGACTTGGGTTCCATGTTGAACCATTCTGTGATTTGAATAGAGATCCAAGACTTGGCTGTGCGGATACAACAACCTGTCTAGATTCTGGTAACAGAAGGGTTGTGATGTCAACTTCACCCATTCTAGAGATCCAAACTGTATATTCGTTAGACTGTGATAGTAAAACGATAGCATGGTCTGTTTTTGGTTCTAAGAAAACAGGTGATGGGAATTTAACCGTAGTAGCTTGTCCAGCATCTGCTGACTCAAAAATCTCACTAGATTCTAAAATTGTTTCTCCGAAAGGATATACCTCTTCTGAAGGAACTCCAGCAACCATAGGTCTTAACTGTACCGTTACAGGTAGCAGTGGATCTTTTGTTCTGAAGAAAATGTCTACTTGAGTTACAAAAATTCCAGCATCATTTTGAACAGAGAATGATTGTGCAAGAGGATCTTTACCGCCCCTAGCAGGTCTCCTAGGAGGTACAGGTCTTGGCCTTGGTGGGGGTGGTGGAGGAGGTGGAGGTGGTGGTGGAACTCTCCTTATGGAGATGGACCTTTGTATCGCCGCCTGAGTAGTTGTTAGACCACGAGGTCTAGAACCAGTAACAATTATTGGTGGTCTAGGTCTAGGTGGTGTTGGAACAGGTGGTCTTGGGGGTGGTGTAGGTGGTCTTGGGGGTGGTGGAGGTGGAGGTGGTAATGGGACTCTCGTTGTCTGACTACTTGTACTTACTGATTGTGTAGATGTAACGTCTGTAGCAGCACGGGACTCAGAAGCATTTTGTACATCAAATCTAGGTCTTCTAGTAGATCTGATAGTCTCCTGCATATTATTAATTGTACCTTGAGCAAAGTATTGCTCCTCACCAAATGTTCCTGTCATTCCACCAATAGTACTATTAGTAGAATTACTTGTTAATCTGAACAATTTAGTTCCAACTTCAAATGATGGGTTGGATGTAATGTTTGGATTAGGGATAAAGAATGATCCAAGAACTGTTCCTACATGGTCACTGAATAATCTTATATTAGTAATTTCTGCTTCACCACTAGCACTTCTAAGTCTCATTCCAGTTCTTATAAAACCAGTATATAGACCTTGTGTTTGATCTGCTAATGATACTGTATCTACATTAAGAAGAATTGAAGAACTTGAATAGATTTCAGGAACTGTATATGACTCATCATAAGGACTTGTTGTAAATACATCAGTTGGTGTACCAATAGGTCCTATCTTATGATTGGATGTTGCAACTCTAAATGATATTCTAGGTGTTGCTGCATTAGTTGCAGTAACTGTACCTGCGGCCAGTGTTCCATTAACAATTTGACCAACGGTAAATGTACCACTAATCATTCTAATTTCAATTAGTTTTGGTACAAGGAATGCATTTATATCTTGACCATCAAAGAATCCATAAAGTCTTGTTAATGGTTTAAATTTACGTCCTGTAAATTCAATATTCCTAGACCTCATAAATGCGATAACAGAGGTACTTACTACCTTATCACCTTCATTTACAGTATCAGTTTGCTCACTAATTCTAAGTCTATTACCTGCTCTAGTTGAAGTACCAGTTCGAGTAGTAGTTGTAGTTGTAGTAGTCTGGAAGGAGTTTGTAGTTACAATTGCACTTCCATTATTTCTAGAAGTAGATCCTGTTTGTATTCTATTAGAACTGTTAGTAGAACTAGATCCAGTCCATGTAGTATTCCATGTACCCCATCTAACAGGTCCTAAACCAGTTTGTGGATCATAACCATCAAATTCTAATTGTCTACGTGTTTGAGTATAGTTGTCAACTTCAATTCTTTGTGGTTGAAGTCTAACTTGATCAATCCATATATCAGATGATGGGAATAGTACAATATTACCTGTGTAAGTAGTTACAAGATATGGAGTAACATTCTCAACTCTAGTAGCAAATCCTTGTACAACTCTTGGTTCATCTTGATAATCTAGAGTCAATAGTTGACCAGTTCTCTTAATACCATTTCCTATTAGGTCAGTAACAAATCTAGGATCAGCAGTTGCTGAAGCAGTTGTTCCTATACCAATTAAGGATCTAGAACCAATCAATAAATCAACTTCAGTTGTATAGTGTGTTGGTCTTAATTCAAGATTTGCAGGGTCAACACTATTAGTTACCTTACCAAGTTTTAACTGAGTTGCAGTTCCTGAGAAGTTATCAACGTAAATACCAGATTTAAATCTTGTTAAACCAGCATTATCTGGAATGAACAGACTCTCAGTATTAGATTCTAGAAGAGAGAGTGCAGTGTAGTACTCTAAGTTCTGGATTCTATCTTCCAATAATGCAATATCTTGCATCCTATATCTCTTATGAGATTTAAGTAATACTTCTATATTCTCAGTATTACAGATATATGGTGGAAGTTTACATGTTGCAACTTCTAATGCATCCTCAATGGGAATAGGTGGAACTGGTGTATCAGCAGGAATACCTGTAATTAATTGGAATTGACCACTCTTAGTTAAATATATTCTATCAATTCTTGGTTGATAGTATGAATACTGAATATTAATTGACTCGTCAGATGCTAAAATATTCTTAGCAGAGTTTGTAGCATCAGAGAATACTCTTGCATTAAATTCAAATGGAGATAATGCAGTTGAATTTAAATCAAAATTAGTTACTCTTGGTCTAATATCAATAATATCACTTAATCTTGTACCTTCTTTAACATCAGGTAATACACAGTAATCAATTTGATCATATGATGAAACAGTTGTTATATCACCATCGTCAGTAGATGCATATTCTGCAGATTCAAAGATAACTCTTAATTTCTTCCTAGGATCTTTAGACTTAGGTTTTCTAATAAGACGAGCATAGTCACAAATAGTTTCTCTTTGTCCACTATCTAAACTAAATCTCTCCATAATGTTATTATCACCAGGATCAAAATCATTAATAGTAGCAACTATACCACTCTCAGCAAATTCGATTTGCTCATTTAATTCAAATCTCAGATCACTTAAGTATACAAATCCTGCTTTAGCACTATTAATACGTTCAATATAGAGACCTATTGCACCTGTTGTTTTACCAACAAATTCTTCACCAGCAATTAAATCATCAACACGTCCAGTTGGACCATTCATGTTGAATACAGTAATAGATGGAATCAATGGATCTTCAATGCTACCAGACTCAAATACACCATAGATTTTAGTTACATCTGGTTCTCCGAGACAAATGTCAGTATCCTGAACTCTTAATCCATAACCATAATTACCATATGACAATCCATCATTTAATGATGTTGTACCAACACCAGAAGTTACTAATTTAGACTTATTAACAATAATTGAATTGGTTCTTATTCTATTTTTAACTTTATTCTTAATATTAATCTTATTAAGAGTAGCAACTAATCTTGCAGACCCTGCAGTAGCAGATAGTCCGAATATTCTTAATTCTCTACCACCATTGGTAAAACGTAGTTTATCTGGTGTTAATTCTTCAGTAACACCTGCATCATTAGTTAAAACATATCTTTCTTCATCATATGCTAAGAATGTTTCATTCTGTGCTGCTTGTATAGTATTAGTAGCATTAGCAGTAATAGTTACATCATATTCTTTTCTAATTGTTATATTAGATTCAGTTAAATCAACATTAGCAACCCATGATTTAGGTAGTGGTGTATAGAGACTATTATCTGTAGATGATTGGAATTTAGATCCTATCCATTCAAAATCAACTGGTTGTGCTGCTGCATCTGGAAGACCACCATCACAAACACCCGCAACTGTAGTTACACCTGCAATAATAATATTACTATCATCAACGTAACTAGAGACTGTAGCAATTGTTTTAACTGAAGTATTGCCCAATAATGGATTGGTAAATGATACTAAATCACCTGTCTTTATTCTATTTCTAAATCCACCACCAGTAATTGTAACTGTTGATATTCCAGGTGCTGTTCCAGATTTTGGAGTAATATTTACATTACCATAAGCAATTTTTGTAAATGGTTTTACATCAGCATTAAATGTACCAATACCAACTTCACTATGAATAGATTCAATTGCACCTATAGAATGTGCTGTTATTGCTACGGCAATTCTGTTATTGTCTACACCATTAAAGATTAATTTCTCACCTGGTGTAAATGTTCCACTTGAGTTATATGCGGTTACAATTCCAGTAGTAGTTCCAAATCTTAAGTGTGCTGTTGCACCACTAGACCTACCTTTAATATAGGTAGGTACAGTTAATGTTACTGCTTGGTTTACTGTTAACTCAGTATATGGTTGAATATCATAAAGTGTGACATCAAACTCATTAGTTGCTGGAAGTGTTGAAGAATATGATCCAGACTCTAGTGCATAGTCATATACTCTTGCAACACCAATCTCTTTACCTGCTGCAACATGACCATCAGCACCAATTCTAGAATCTCTAAGACTAATACTAGAAGTTGTTGTAAAACCTATTCTAGGGCAACCATATGCTCTATTAACAGTTAAAGTTGGTCCTGTATAGTAGTTTACTGCTTGATTTTTTAATACTTTTTTAAATCTTGTTTTTTGAAAATCTAGATATACAACATTTCTGACAGGAACTTCAAATCCTTTAATAAATGCTTTACCTGGAGATATCTTATATGTACCTAAATCTGGACTTGGTGTGCTATTAGCATAAGTTAATTGGTTTATACCGAATACACCATTATTACCCTTGTTATCATTTAATGATTCTTTTGCAGCAATTGTAAATGGTTTTACATAAAAATCACCAGCATGACTATATGTTCTTCTTGCTAATTCATTTCCAAGTTCATTATACTTAACCTTATCATCAATATGAGATACTGAACCTCCATTGATAACCATCAACTCAACAAAGTTCTCATTCTTGTCAGACTCTAAAGATCTCTTACCTAATTTTACACTAATCTTTAATCTATCTGCACCAGGAGCGGCAAAGTTATTAAATCCTTTAGCATTATCAGTTAAAGACTGATCTTTACTTGAAGTAACTATCTCTTCTGTAATCTCTAAACCAACTCTATATGTTGGGTTCTCATCATGAGGTTCAAGAACCAACATCTCATCTTCAACTCTTACAAACTGTCCTCTTATAAAATATACACCTTCAGATATGAATACTGCAGATCCAACTGATGTAGAATTACTAGGAGCAGTTTTAGCACAACCTTGACCTGCTTGTAATGTTACCTGTGTTATTTCAGATACTACATTTTGCTTAAGTAGTAGAATCTCATCATCTTCAAAAACATTTGCATCATTATTACCTGAACCAAGATAACTAACAAATAGAGTCACATATCCTCTTGGAGAGAACTCTGGCTCCATATAATCTATAATCTTAGCCTTTACATTAGAATTTGATCCAGTAACTATCTCATTAGGTAAGTTCCAAGCATAGTCTAATAGATCTGTACCTAAGAAGTTATCTTCAACTTCAACAGCAAATAAGTTATTATTATAATTTATTTGACCTGGAATAACACAAGATCCTTCCTTAAACAGGTGAGTTCCTACTTGCTCTACCTGATTTTGAAGGATCGACTGTAATGTCGTTAATTCTCTAGCCTGAATTGGCAATCCTGGCTTGAATAATACCTTATGGAAGTTCTTCTCTGCATCAAAATCGTCAAAATAAGGCGATACATTGAGATTAGTTTCTTGTGCCATATCTTTTAAATGATTCCCTTAGAATTGCAAAATGACTTTAATGTCTTCTCGTTGGTTAGCAGACCTAGTAATAGAAGGTCTATTATCAACATAGAGGATAGTACCACTGTACTTTTCAACTTCTGGGTTTGCAACACCTTTAATAAATGTTTGACCCAAATAATATGTTTTATTATTTATGACGGTACTTATACCAGGACTACTGACTGATCCAAATCCGTTGTCTATATATAAGTCTTTCGTACCACCTACAATCTTCAAAGTACCACCAGCATCAGCAATTCCAGTGAAACTATTTAATCCATATCCATATGTAGGGGATGTCTTTTGAGTACCATCAGTATTAAATCCAACTAAAGATCTATCCTGCCAATACCTAAGAACACCAGTAGTTTTATCATAAGATATAACTCTTCCAACAGCAGTAATACCAGTTCCAACTTGTTGAGTTATATATGAATTTGATTCAAAAGATGTAGTCTTATAATCATCATCATTCGGAGATAATCCTTTTAAAATTACTCCATTAATAGCACTTGCTCTATCTTCTGTAATTACAGAAGTAGATTCAAATGATTGTGGATTTTCAACAATTCCAATTCTAGCAACCTTTGTACCTGTAACAAAGTCTGGGTTTGAATCATCATTCTCAATTCTTGAGAATATTAGAACATTAGATGCACCTAATTCCCTATAAACATCATATCCATGACCTCCTGCTGGAGGAATAATAATATTAAAGATTGGTGTAGTGTTACCAACAGGAACATTACCTGCAACTAAATCAACTGATCCATAAGTATAACCACTACCACCATTTGAGATAGTAATTGATTCTACTTTAGAGTCGTTGTTAACAACAATTGTACATTCTGCACCAGTTCCGTCACCTTTAATTGGAACCCTTGTATATGTTGTGTTGGCAGGACCAACAAGGTATCCTCTATTAGCAATAGTAGAAACCTTAATTTGACCACTTGTTTTCGCATTATTTCTAATAGTTGTATAATCATCATTAGTCTCCCAGTCTACAGGAAGAGGAATGAAGTTAAGAGAGTCAAATTTAATAATATCACTAGGACTAATCGTATAAAGATACTTCCAAATATATCCATCACCAGAAGTACCAGCAACACGAGGTTCTAAATCAGTAAACTTTGGTTCATCCAAAGATGGTTTACCATTTGGGTTTTCTGGATCAATACCATTATGTAAGCAAATATAAACTCTAAATTCACTATTTACAACATAAAAGTTAGAAGAATATAAACTAGTCTTATTTGAAGAATCTGATAGATTATTTCTGTTTATGTCATGTCTATACATGTCATAAATTGTTGCAGATGCCCACGCCAACTTCCTAACAACAGGTCTAATGTCATCAGCAGAGATCTTCTTCATTGCGATCATAGTGTCCCAATAGAAGTTCTCGTCATCAAAACAGTCCCTAGGAGCAGGAGGACTACTGTCCCAGTCGGACTTGCTTTCTACAGCATTTGGGAGACCTATGAAGGTATAGTAAGAATCTGTCGAGGAACGAATCTTATCTATAAACGTTCTCGCATTCTTAATTCTCAACTGATCAGTTATAATCGCAGCCATTTTTTAGAATTTAAGATTTGCTATGTTTTATTTATTATGAAATAATATAACCCTTATACCGAAGTGGATTTTTTCTTCGGAGAACTGGGTTAGATCCAATACCAGACTGACTGGTTCCATTAACTGCTTCAAATGTTTGTTTTGTTCCTAATCTGATAGTTAGATTAACTTTACCCCAAGTATAATCACCATAACTTGCAGTTGTACCATATCCAACTACATTTGTAAAGTTAGCAATCTTAGCAACAACAGTTGTAACAGTAGTTGCAATACCAACAGAAGTTCCACTTATTTCAGGTGGAATGAACCTAGTATTATGTGAATAATGAGCAACTTCAAAAGTTGCATCCATACAAGTAGTACCTATTCCAAGAACAGAATTGTCTGCTCTTAATGTCGTAACAGGACCATTTACACCTGTTCCTGTAACATTGAATAGATATCCAGTTTGAATACCACTAAATGCAGTTGGGAATGATTTTAATTTAGAATCCTGAGGTATATAGAAATCAAAGGTTATTCCAGTTGATGCAACACCGACAATAGTAGTTGTACCAATACCAACAATTATTCCATAATCCCCCTCAAGAGTTGATTTTGGAACATCCTCAAGTTGTCTTGCTGGTGGAGCAATCATAACTTCAGGTCCACTAATACCACCAACAGTAAATCTAATTGGGGTTGTAAGTGCCCACCTTCTACTAGTAGTTCCCAATCCAACATTATCATATACATCAACAGATAGTGTATCACCTGGTTTGTAACCAACACCACCTTCAACTACTGCGACAGAAGCCACTTCATAGTTTACAGTGCTAATATCAATATTACATGTAGCACCTCTACCAGATCCACTTATAGTATTTAATTTAGCACCCAACATTACATTGGTTCCACTCTCTAAGAATGGGAATCCGATACCATTTTGAGTAACACTGAGAGATGTTAATGGTCCATATATGTAACCAGTTCCACCCATACCAACAGAAATACCAGTAACAGTTCCAGCTCCATCAATAGTTGCAGTAGCAACAGCAGCAGTTGCAACTCCTATAACATCAAATGGTTTTTGAACAGTAACTACTGGAGCATCAGTGTATCCAGCACCAGCATTTGTAACATTGATAGAAGTAACAGAACCAGTATTAGTGTCTATTACAGATGTTGCAGTTGCATTTACTAGGTTTTCTTGAGTTATAAGTTGCATCTTCTCTCTATCACCAACTAGCATTGCTTCCTTAGGATCATCAAATATAGATCTCAAGGAGTATACAAATACAGAAGTAGAATTAACACCAACAGTCTCAAGGATATTGGTTTGTGGGTTAATTATTGGTTCATAATAAACTCTATCTTTACCAACAGGTTTTGTATCAATAATCTTATCAACATCTTGCTTAGACCAAGAAATTGGTCTTGCTAATAGTTCATCTGGTGTAACACCTTGTCCTGCATAGTTATTGGTTGTAATAGTGTCTGCTGACTTAACATCCATAACAAGACGCTCATCTTGGTTGAATGTCACATCAGTATCACTATACATTTGGACATCATCACCCACTTTAAGTGTAGGTAATACATCAACTTCTCTAACATCAATGCTTTGTGTACCAGTATACATTAAGACTTTACACTTATCTCCAAGTGTAGTGAATCCTGTTACACCACCTTTAGGTGCTTCTGAGAATCTAAGAGTACTACCTCCAGTAAAGGTATAACCTTCACCTGGGGTCTGTAATATGTCATTAACAAATACTAATAAGTTAGATTGTAAATTAATACCAGCATTTGCTCTTGCGAAGAATGATATTCTGTCACCATTAACTGCTAATGGGAATAGTCTTCTAATTCCATTAAAGTAAGGTGTAATATTATCAAGAACTAAGAAGTCGCCAACATTCCAACCAGAGAACTTAGATGCATAGGTCTCATCAACAGTTAACTGGAATTCTCTATAAGATCCAACCCCAACAAACTGGTGAGCATATCTCTTACCAATAGGAGCCATGCCAACATTCATTCTAATTGTTGTTGGAGTTGTAGAGGCAATACCAACACCGCCGTAAATTGGATCAGTTGTTCTTGGATATGGGTTTATAGAACCATAATCATCACTAGAACAAGTAAAGAGTAATGATTCATTTGCAAGTCTAACTCTTTCTCCTGTATGTAAACTATGTTGCCCTACGGTTAAAGTCATCCATCCAGTGAATCCATTATAATCAGCATCAATAACCTTAAATTTACGTTCTGCAGGTGCTTTACCGATATTAACACTAATTGTATTCTCAGTTGTTGATCCAACTGATACAGAGTTATTATGATAAGGATCAGCAGTACTAATACCAGACTTACCAACATTAATTGTAATACTAGTTGGAGTTGTTGCTGCAATACCTATTGTTGCATTATGTGCAGGATCAGTTGTACGTGGATAAGAATGTTCAGTACGATGATCATCCAAATCGCAAGTAAATGTCAGTGACTCAGTAATAATACCAACTGTATTAGATCCAGCTACTAACTTATGATAAGAAGTTCCAACATTAACTGTAATGGTATTTACAGTTGTTGATGCAATTGCTACATTACTCAATCCATGAATAGGATCTTTTGTACGAGGATAAGACTGAACAGTAGCATAATTATCTCTAGAACATGTAAATGCTAAAGATCCAGTAGCAATACCAATTGTATTGGAAGTTGTAAGATTATGATTAGACTTGCCAACAAAAACCTTGAATGTTTTTGTAGTTGTTGATGCAATAGCAACCGTTGATATATTGTGTATTGGGTCAGTTATACGTGGATATGTCTTAGCAGTAGTGTAATTATCTCTATCACACTTGAATGCTAAAGATCCAGTAGCAATACCAATTGTATTGGAAGTTGTAAGATTATGATCTGCAACAAATGTTAATTCCAATTCACCAGTAGAAGGTTCGTATGTTGCAAAATTAGGACTTAATTTAGTACCACCTGTCCAAACACCAACTGTAACAGCATTAGTTAAAGTACTTGTTGCTGCATCAAATGTATGTGCATAATTGTTATTGAAGTTTAATACTAAATCTCCATTAACTGGGTTATATTGAGCATCTCTAGGAGTTAACTTATCTCCACCAGTCCAAACACCAACTGTAACAGCATCATCTAAATTGCTATCTCCTTCTACAAAATTATGTCCATAATTGTAGTTAAAGTCTAATACAAGATTTCCATCAACACCGCTATAAGATGCTCCTGTAGGTTTAAGAGCATTACCAGTATTAGGAACAATAGCATCATCAAGTGCCGCTATAAACTTATGAACATTCTTAGTAGCACGAGGATAACTGTGTTCACTTGAATAATCGTCCATCTCACACTTAAATGTGAGTCCATTATCACTCAATCTAATAGATTCACCTGCCTTACGCAAACCATTTGAAGTTGCAGAGACAAATGTATGTGTGTAATTACCACCTGTTCTTACTGCATTTGTTGCACTGCTAAGTCCAGCAACAAATCTATGATCAGAATCAGTTCCAATACCAACAAAGAGTGTAATTGTAGTGTTACCTACACCAGTAATAGGTGTACCAACTCCAGCAATAGGATCAGTTCCTGCACGAGGATATTGGTGAGTAGTTACATAGTTGTCCTGAGAGCATTGGAAGTTAATACTATTAGGTGCAATTAAGACTGGTTCTCCTGCCTTCTGTAGACCATTTGTATATGCAGAGACAAAGGTATGAGGATTGTTTATACCTAAAGTAGCAGTACCAACACCAATATTGAAGGTATCATCAGTAACACCAGAGATAACAATGAATTTTCCAGAGATTGGGTCAGTAATAGTTGAACCAGTACCTACAGAACGAGGATAAGACTTAGTACCACCACTACCATAAGTACAACTGAATGATATTGATCCATCTTCAAACTTAACTCTATCGCCATTAGAGAATCCATGAGAAGGAACGGTACATGTCATTATACCTGCCATTGGATCATATATGGCATTAGTTACTGTATGATTACTTGGTCCTATAAGATCATGCTCTCCAATTGCAAGAGTCATATATCCAGTAGTTGAATTATATTCAGCACCAACAGGTGTATAGTAAACAGTGCCAGATGCACCAACCATAACCTCAATATTACTTGTTACTATACCAACAATAGGTAACCACTTATTGCTGCTAGGATCAGTTGCTCTTGGATAAGAATGGGTGGTTGAATTACCATCCATTGCACATGTAAAGCTTATAGAATTATCATTAAATCTAACTCTGTCACCAGTCTGGAGGGCATTTAATGTTGTAATACCTGATAATGTTAATGTCATACCACCAGTACCAGCATTATATAATGCATGAGTCACTGTATAGTCCTCAGAACCCTTCAATCCATGATTAGGGATCGTAAGTACCATCTCACCAGTTTCAGGGGTATATGTGGCGTTATTGACACTATGACCAACAGTAGCAGATGTACCAACATTAATGGTGATTGTATTTGTATCTTTTGCAGTAATTGCAGTTACACCATAACCAAGAATAGGATCACCAGGTCTTGGATA